TCGGTAGCAAGTTTCCATGTAGCTGTTTGTTGTTCATCCCACCAACGCTGGAGCTCTCTGTCCTGTGTAGGTATGCTGTTCTGTCTGTTCTTATTGTCTTGAAGTCTAGCTTCTCCTCTGTTCCAATCAACTACCTCTGCATAGCGTTGACTAAACTCTTGAAAGCTAAAGCTTCTGTGACGTAAGATTTGTCTAGCGATATCTCTAGTGGTGTTAATTTCCATACAGACATTCACCATCTCAAAAGGACTCCAGTGCTTGTGCTTCATTAAATATTTAAGAAGCTTAGGCGCTGTGTCCTTGTTGTCTTGGTTGTCTTGGTTAGAAACCCGTGCCATATAAGCAACGAGTTCCTCCCCATGTGGCGTAGACCAAATGAGTTTAACACTCATAGGTAGCAGCCACCTCATCTAGATAAGCATCTGCTTCACTGGAAATCATATAATGACCAAGCAAAGTTTTACATGCATTGCGTATATGAATGTTGTAATCAATATCATCTGGGAAGATGAGATATGAATTGTTATAGGTATTTACTAAACAGTTTTTCAACTCAGCCACAAGGAGGGAATCCAGTTGTTCTGATTCAAGAGCCACCCAAACTTTACCATCTTCGTATTCTTCTTCGTCTTCTACAACAAACCAATCATCTTCATCTTCATCGTAGTAATACCAAACGCCTTCATCTTCTACATAATAGTATTCAACTTCTTCATCTTCATCATAGAAGTAGTTAACGTCTTCTTCTTCAGCTTCAACTTCAGCTTCAACTTCAGCTACATAGGCATCAGGAGTGTACAGCTTACCTTCTTCCACAGCCTTAGTTAACATGTTCACTAAAGCGTAGTTGATTAAATGATGTGCGGCTTCTTTGTCCATATCTACATGGCAGTTGACACTTCCATCTTCGTTCTCTTCATACTGGGTCAGCTCAATCTTCATTTCTTTTTCCTTTGATTTTTTTCCTCATCAGTTTTTAATTTATGACAAGGCTTACACAATACCTGCAAATCAGGTAACTCACAAAACATTCTATCAATATATACATCCCAACTAACAAACCCCACAGAGGGATCAACCACTGGATGTATATGATCTACTTGTACATCTGCTGCTACAAACTCTTCCTTACACATAGCACACTTATAATGCTGTGCCTGTAGTCCTGTCTTCTTATTAGTCTTCCTACCAATCAATGCAGCCTTAAGAGCCGTATATTTCGGAGGCCACTTACGTGATGCTGCTCTTAAAGCAGACGTAATAAAGCTTCTAAATCTAGCGTCAGTCCACTGACCACCGTTTCTATTCTTTGGGGATAGTTTCGTCAAGGATGTTAGACATATTAGCAGAAGACTCTTCCTGCGAGAAGAGATCATGAGCAATGCTCAACGCTTCATCAAGAGACACGGCAACAAACTCAGCACATACCTCTACATTATTTTTTATTTCTGTGTAGAAAACAACGTAGCCATTAGCTACAGGACGCATCTCAATTGAACTATCCTGTATCACGTTAGTCCTTCAATGTCTATATGATTGAAAATAGTTTCGCTTGGATACAATGTTTCTAGTCCATCAGATACACACTCTTCAACAAACTCAGATAAAGAATTTTCATCTAAGTAAATAGAAAGTAAGTCTTCAGGGTCTACAAAGACAGTGACCGATACAGTAATCTTAATCATTCCATAGCCTCCAAACGTACATCAATTAGCTTGGCGTATCCCATGATGTCATGCCAACTATCACGATGATAACAATCTCCGTTAACAAGTCGTGACATTTTGTGAGCAATCATATCCAAAGCTTCTGCCATATCTGGTTCTAACAGATGGTAGTTAACTCCGTATTTCAGGACAGCCTTTAAGTCTTGGGCAGTGGCAGCAATGTTCACAAATTCTCCATAATGTCTAGCTCTTCTATCTAATGTTTCTTCGATGTTCATATTAATGCTTTCCACCTACAGTTTTAGTTGTCTCTGTTAAGACAACACCATCCCCAAAACTATCGTGGTTGGGATCGTATTCAAACTCACCAACATCACCATAAAATTCACTACAGTATTCCATAACTTGTTTAGCAATTTCTTCATGTTCTTCCATAAAAGGTATGACGGACGCAAGAAGAACACCCATTCCAATCATGTCGTCCATGTTTTCTTTAGTGATGGTGATAGGGCCAAAGCCACTAACCAATACATCAAAGCCCCCTGACCACTCACCATCATCGAAAGTGGGACGAAGAATAACAGCTACGTCATTGGGTCTTAGGTCTGATTTATTTTCCATGTTCTTCTTTCATTGGTGGTTGCCATTCCTGCCCTTCGTATCTACGAAGCCAAAGCAGTCTAGCGTTTTCTAAAACTCTTGCTTCATTTCCATCATAAGCAAGAACACAAGCAGCATACATATCTTCTTCAGATGTTGTCTCAGATAAAAGCTTCTCTGCTTTAACAGGGCCAATGCCTTGTAAGCCAATGATATTATCAGCAGCATCTCCTGTCAATATTTGTTTGTAAAAAGAATGCATGCCCACCTCATGGGTAACATGATATCCAATCTTCTTAACAAAGTTGTAGTGCCATCCTGCTATCTGATCTAAGTCTTTATCTACAGAAGCTATCACACATTCTTCTTTAAGAAGAGTTGCCTCAATAGCTATAGCATCGTCTGCTTCCTGTCCTTCAATAACGACAGCACCCCACTCCTTCACCATGTGCTGGCGTAGGGCAGGGAGATGTTCTGGTTTAGGCGCTGTTCTGTTGCCTTTATAAACAGCAGTGGTTGCTATGTTGTTCCTGAAGTTATTCTTTCCTGTGAGAAAGAGTTTCCACTGGCTTACATAGCAACCATCAAAGGTATTGTCCACACCGCATGTAAGAATGTCAGCAATATAACTGTTAAGAGTAAACTTAGCAGTGGTTATGCTTTCATCCTTACACGCAAAAGCGATGCGATATCCTATGATATCGGCATCAACTAAGGCTATCATTAGTCAGTCAAGCCAGCAGCAGGCTCTTCAACATCTTGCTTTACTTGTGGTGTAGCTTGCTGTTGAATAGTCTCTACAAGTTTAAAGACTGTCTCATAAGGAATTTTACCTAAAGCACCCATAATGATATTGACATCATTAATATGGAGATCAAGTTTAATCTGCATTTTGTTTTCCTTTACAGAACGTCTTCATCATCAGCAGAGATACCACCACCGCCTGAGTATTCAACTAAGTCAGTGACAACAAGCTTGATCAAGGATGCGCTAACACCCTTTTTATTTTTGTATGTCCAATCATATGTACCAACCAAAGCCTTAGCCTTGCTACCATTACCAATGTCTTCAGTGATTTCATCACCATCAACATCGAATGCTTTCATGGGCTTGTTCTTAGACTTACAGGTAATATACTTACCCATGTCAGCCTTCTTCTCACTGTCTTGATTAACAGACAGACCCATTTCTTCTAAGGCTTCTGCTGCTGCATCAGATAAGTTACACAAGTTAACTTGATAAGCACCGCTCATCTCATTCATCTTGTTCAATTGCGCCCAATAAATGTCGCACTTAATCTTCAACTTCTTTTTTTCGTCAGCCATTTCAATTTCCTTTATCAAAACCCACCAGTAACGTCAGTGGCAATCACGCCAGTTGTTGCCAATCTTTCCTTCGGCATCAACAGGACATCTAAATTGTAACACTTCTCCTGCTTTTGTTGCAGCTTTTTCAATAATATCTACAGCCTGTTGTGCCTGAGATACATCCACTTCCCATTGTGTTTCATCATGTACAAAAGCTACCAGCTTTGCGTCTATGTTAGCTTCGTTCAAAGCCTTCGTAGATTCTATAAGCCATTGCTTAGCTACCACTGCACCAGCGCACTGAAGCAGGGTGTTTAAGGCAGCATGCTGTGATCTTATCCACAATATTCTACCATCAAGGCCGGGCAATTTTCCATTACCACCTATCTTATTTATCTTGTCCTTCAGCTTCTTTAAAGCTGGAGTATTCTCAAGAAAGTTTTCAATAAGCTTCTTACCCT